GTTGAATCATCAAAAGTTATTAGAACAGTAACCTTACCGCCAGCACCAGATGCATTTACAACGGTATCTCTTAATGTTCTAGTTGCAATAGCCATTCTCTAACTCCTTAAATCGCTAACATTTCTTTTTCAAAATAATTCATAAGGTCTTTTTCCAAAACCTTAAACTTTTTTGATACATCTTGTATAGTCTTCTCGAAAGTATTTAGGAAATCTGAAGGTTTAGAATCCATAATTTCGAATATTTGATCAACAGCATTCTTCATCTTCGGAGAAAGTTTCTTATACTGCCGAGATTTCTTATGTTCATCCTTTTCAAGTACCGTTGAACTATATATTTCTTCAAGTGTCTTCATCAGATTCCTCTGGGTATACACTCTTCACAAAATTTGCTGATAACTCTTTTCTTTTAACCTCAAGAGCATCACCTACTTTTGTCGCAATTGAATTTTTAAAAACAGTTTCAGCTTCTATATTATTTCCTGATACAATTGAATCTACAAATTCTCTACTCATTTTTTCTTTCCTTTCCTAACATGAAATTCTTTATCATCTTCTACTGGCTCTTCTTCATCATCTCCATTTTCACCATCTTCTATACCTAATTCTTTATTGACACGATCAGTAGTATCCATATTAGGATCAACGGGATTGCCTTCTGCATCAGCAGGATACCTTTGTATACCATCCCCACCATCTGGTACAACAATTCCACCATCCATTGGATCAGTTTCAGTCTCTTTCTTAATCTGATCACGCATTTCTTGAATTTCTGTATCATTCATACGCAATACTTTCTTCAGTACATATTCTTTACTAAAGAATGTTCCAATATAAGCTTCAACTGTCTGCAATTGATTAAGTCTATTCTCCAAAAGTTCTGCATCTTTAAGTTCTGCAAAATGACCGTCTGCAAGATAATCATATTGAATATGTTCTTGTATTTCGGGCCAATCTTCTGGAGCAATAATACCTTTTAGTAAGAGTTGTGTTTTAAGAATGTCCGTGAACAGTGGAGAAAATTTCTTACGAATTCGTTGTACAAACTTTGTAAACTTTAATTCATCCCTTGTTATTTCTGTTGAACGACCAATACTAAAACCACCTTCAGCTTCCATACGAGAACTTGGGACATTCAATGAACGATACAATTTTGTACGGAAATATTGAATATCATCAATCTCTCCAAGATTAGAACCGCCTGGCAAAGTAGTAATTTCTGTACCTCTACCACCTTCACGGCGAGGAAGCCAAAAGTCTTCTAACATACTCATGTGATTTCGGTCATCGCGAATTTCACCAGTATTTGCATCATACACAAGCTTATTGCGATAACGATTCATTACATCTTTGAGATATTGCTCTGCTTTAATCTTTGGAAGATTGCCTACATCAATATAAAAGATGCGCCGCTCAGGAGCTCTTGAAATACGATAGATAACAAGCGCATCTTCAATCATACGCAATTGATTGACGGGCTTGATTGCTTTATGTAGATAAGAAAGTACCCGGCCACTATTACCATCAATCAAACCAGAAGGAACATAGGTAATAGAATCTTTAGATATCTTTAAACCTTGGCCAACCATACCCATAGAAGACGGAGATATTCCTTTTTCATTATATATAAAATACTCCTCAACTCTTTCAGTCATATCGATTCCAGTTTTAGAATCAACACTTTTCTTAACTTCTCTGACCTTTTTGATTTTCATCGAATCAATATATCTTAATTCTGTAATTCCTTTTCTTGGATTTTTAGAATCAATAATTTTATGATAATAGATTCTACCATCTACATACCACCGCCGAAAAACATCATGGCCTTTTTGCTCAAAGTTTAAAAGACGTAAAACTTCATCAAATTCTGTTCTGATTTTTCTTTTAATTTTATCTGGATAAGGTAAACGATCTAAAGATATTGCGACTGCTTGATCATTTTGATTAGCAACAATACCTTCATTTACGATATCTTCAACGGCTGTATCACACTCTGCCTGTTGAGCAATATCACGATATCTCCGAATTAAATCTAAATCGGTTCGTTCTCTACCATCTGTGTCTAGGACTTGTCCAAAAAAACCACCACCAGCAACATCAATGGTGCCGTCATCAGGACTTGGGGTGGAGAATGTATTTTCCCCACCCGAATCCTTAGCTGATCGTTGTATACTGAATCCAAAAAGTTCGGCCATAATAACTCCTACTGTGTTATACTATTTAGTAGGTTCAAATTAGAAGTTAACCCCAGAAGCTTCAAAGTGTTGATATCTCCAAGTTACTTCAAAGGTTTCAATAGCATCAGAAGCTTCATTTGTAAGTTCAATTGAACTAATTGTTGTAGGCCAGGCACTTCTAAAGATATAACTCTTTAGAATTGTATCATCACGATCCAAATGTTCTACAGTTAGATCAGTCTGATAATCAGCTGGTGCAATAACTCCTGTACCAGCAGCCAGGTCATTGATACCATTAGACCATCGTTCCATTGCATTACGGATCATGAAATCTGTATCATTCATAAACGTAGTTGACCAAGTTTCCTCAAAACTCCTATCTCCAGCAATATAAATTTGCCGTCCACGGAAAGGAATTGCAATTTCTGCCAAAGTTTGAGCAGGAAGATTTGATGCAGTTACAAGAAAAGAAGCTCTACGAACATCAAGTCCGATTGCAATGCCCGGAGGCGAAGTAACCGTCACTCGATATTGATTTGCTCGTGCGCCACCACCAATTAAGTTAGCTTTAAAGTCATCTATTGCAGCCATGATTAACCTCCTACCTCACTAAACGATACACCAGTTCTCACTGCTACAAAGTTTAGTGTAATGAAGTTAATCGATCTAGCGGGTTTAATGTAGATGTCTCCAATAAACTCGTTTCTATCAATAACCTCACCTGTGTTATTTGTGCTGTCACATACAACCTTAAAGTCAGAGATACCGCGTCGGCCTTGAACATCTCTCAAGAAAGGTTCTACCAGATTACGGAATTGAGCCCTTGTAAATTCATCATTGAACTCAAAGAGCATAAACTTAGCAGCAGTTGCGATTGCCTTTTCTAGAACCAAGAACAACCTACGCACGTTAATCCTATCAAACGCGCTGGGTTTTGCAAGAGAAGTCTTATCACCAAAAAGAACCACACCTTGGCCTGGGAAGTTGACAACAGGATTAACCCTTGCTTGATAAAGAATATCTCTATCTGTCTTTTTAGGATTTAGGGACAATTTAATTGCACCCCGTACATTACCCCGATTATAACCAGCAGGAGAGAACCAAGGATCAGCAACAGCATCTGTATTTGCACAAAGACCAGCAGTATCACCGTTCATTGGAACATAGCGATATACATCATTGTACTTATCATACATGTACTTGTATGTACTATCAAAAACCATGTAAGATGATGCAGGGCAAAGATCAAATGCTGTCTTTACATTATTGATTGCCCTAGCAGAAGTTGCCGCAGAACTTGCAACACCAACAGTCGCAGAGCGATATGGAGAAACAAATCCCACACAATCCTTACGAACTTCAACAAGGTCTGTAATCATTGTTACATGAGTGTCTTGTGTAGCAGCTGTATCACCAGCACCGCCACCCTTACCACCAATTACAAGATTGATGTCATGTAATTCTGTATCAGCAAACTTGTCATATGCAAGTTCCAGTTCTCCAGCAGTGACAGCATGATCAGTTGTTCCACCTGTCAGTTCATCAATTGTGATTGGATGCACAACTGTATAAGTAGAAGTTGTATCTGTACCCCAGTTTGTACCAGCAGAAATATGATCTGTCCAGTAGATGAAATTTGATTCTCTGAAAATTACGTCTGCGTAATAATTGCTACTACCTTGAGAATCTCTGGCTACTGAACTTTTTGATACATTTGCATAGGTTTCTATAACACTAGAACCTCTCTGACCAGCAACATCAGCATCGTATCCAGTAATATCACCTGTTGTGTCATAAACAACAATGTGCATTTCATCACCAATACCACGGCCATTATCTTTTGACCACTGAGATTGTCCAACGGTATTTGCAAACAAGTCGTGATATTTCCATTTACGCCTTATATACGAATTATCTGCAATATCGTTTTGCAAACCACCAGCATTTGGATCATCTTTTAGACGAATTGTCAATACATTAGTTGTTGTATTGATAGCTGTTACTTCATATTCATTAAATTCATCAACTGGCACTGTAGCCGAAGTATCTGAAAAGAAAGAAATCATATCTCCTACATTAAATGCATGTCCAGCCTCATCTGCGTTATCAACCGTAATTGTATTAGCGCCAGCCGTTCCAGCACCAGCAACAAGTTGATTTGATGTGTCAACCACTTGCTCGTATCCTGTTGCAGTAGAACAAATTTGAACACCGATTGAATTGCCCCAAGTACCAGCAGTACGGGCAGCCCACTCACCATGAGAACCTTGTCCTGTGGAGAAGGATGCCTCATAATGATCTTCATCACGAATGAGAATGCCACTATTCGCACCAGCGTTTAAAACTGCTGATTCACAGCGAACAACTTTAATATGATTAGAATATTGCAAGAAATTTGAAGCAGAAAACCAACTTTCAAACTGATTACTTGTAGAACTTGGTTTACCAAAAATTTCAACCAACTCTTCTTCTGAACTGATTGATGTTACAGAACTTACTGGACCTTTTTCAAATGCCCCGGCAATTGCACCAATCGTAGTATTGACTGATGGAATTACATTCGTAAGATCAATCTCTCTGACATGTACGCCAGGTGAAACTAAAAAACTCATATCGTTACTCCTCTATTATAAGAGTGTTATTACAATTATATTTATAAAAAACCAATTTGCAAAAACTCTTTTTTATAAGTGTTATAACATATAAATAATTTCATGGTAAATGCACATTATGAAAAATATAAAGACACTATCAAAAAGGTAGCTCGTAGAAATTATCGTAAAAGAATTGTTTTACTAAATGAATTTTTAGCAAACAAAGCTTGTAAACATTGTGGAGAGAGTGAAACTGTATGTCTCAAATTCCATCCTCATGATTCAGAAATACGAAAATTGACAAAGAGAGTTGGCATCAGTAATAAAAGTCGTAAAGAAATATTTTATCTTGTGGACAACTCAATTATACTATGTTCAAATTGTTGGATTAAAATAGATAATGATCTAATTGAATTTATTTAGTCCTTTACCAATTTGAACCATAATCTCTTACTACAGGATTCCATCTGGTTCCATATTCATCTACCACTTCGCCAATATTTTCATCTTCTAAACCTGTAACAACAAACCCAAATGGCGCCATATCCTGTTCCAGAGCGTCCTGTTGTTCTCTCATCATGGTCTGTCGTACATCCATATCAGTCAACTCTTTAAAATAAGTTTGATCACTGGTCCATGCAAATATGAATAAACAAGCAACTAAATCATCTGTGCAACCTTCATCAGCCTCAAAAGATTGTCCCTTAACAATAAATGTAGATAACTCACTAATAATATCTAAATCTTCTATTATTAATTTGTTGTCTTCTATTAATTGTTTAAGATTAGAACAACCAATTCTTTTTACAGCTTTGGTTGTCCTTACACCCAATTGAGCTCGTCCACCAGAAAATCCTCCACCAAGAATTTGTCCTGCTCGACCTCTCATAGAGGCCATAATAAGGTTGTCATATTCTAAATCAAATTGCATAGTAGATGCAACTTGTTCACCAATATCATTAACCTCAATCAATACAAATGCTTGATTATACGCACGAGCAATATCATGGATTTTAGTAGGAAACAATAACGGTTTAATTTCGTTATCTCTATATTTTGCAACAATTCTATACGGCATTTGTGATACATCAAATACTATAAATGCAGAATAATCATTTTTTGTTCCACGGGAAACATCAGCAGTCAATACATAAGTATGTCCTGCTTGTGGTTTTTCATATACATCTAAACCAGCATTAGATTGTATAGGGTTTATATACGCCATTATTTTTAATTTTTGTGATGATATTAAGGTATCAATAGACCCAAGAAATTCACACTCAAATTCTGTATTGAACTGTGATACTGAAGTATTTTTGATTGTTTCTTCTTTCCATTCTTCATCACGGCCTGGAATTTCACTCCAATGTACTTCAATAGGAATATATGTGTTTCTTTGATTCTCTGCATCTGTCCATAACTTATAAAACATGTTCATACCGTGTGGAGTGGAAACAATCATTACTTTAGTTTTCTTACCAGAACTGATTGTTGGATACACTGAACTAAAGAACTGTTCTGCAACATTTGATGGGACGTATGCAAATTCATCCAAAAAGATAATATTATAAGACCCACCACGAACAGCACTTGCAGAAGTAGAAGATGCCAATATTTTACTACCGTTTTCTAATTCTAAGCTTCCTTTGTTCCATGTCATTACCCCTTGTTGCAACCACTTGGGTAAATTTTCATATGCAAGTTGTAATCGACCAAGTAAATCTCTGGCAGTAGCTGCCTTATTAGCAAGAATTGCCACGTTGACTGTTGGATTGAATAAAACAAAGTGCAGCAAATACGCAATGATAGTAGTAGATTTGCCAGACTGGCGGGGAAGTTTACAGATAGTAAACCGATTGTTATGAAATGTCCCTATCATTTCCTTTTGGAAATCATAGAGTTTAAATGGAACCAAACCTTCATCCAAAGAAACAATTTTAATATATGACTGTATGAAATACAAAGGGTCTTTCATACACTTAGTATACTCAGCAACTTCTTCTTGAGTCCACTCTTGAGTTACATTGGCCTTCTTTAAATTAGGATTTCCTAAGTATGTTTCCATTTCTAACCCTCTATTAAGAAGTTACATGCTATACTTATTCTTATCGCATCTTTAGTTCCAGCACTAACACCATGTTCTAACCAACTTGGAAAGAGTATTGCTTCCCCTGCATTAAAAGGTCTTTTTCTGATTGTATTAGCATATGGTTGTTTTAAAAAATGATGAGACTTATCCATGTGTTCCAATAGTCTTGGGTCTTTAAGATAAAGATTTGCATCCTCTGTTGGTGTAACATAATAGACGCACGACCAATTAGATTCCTCATGAATATGAGGCATGGTGCATTGACCTTTTCTACTTATATTAGCCCAACTATTAATCATCTTAATAGAAGCATCATCAATATAAATTTTACTTAATATTTCATTTGCGCCAACAAGAAGAGATTTTTTTAAAAAAGAAAATTCATAATCAAGTAAGTCTTTATTGCTTTGCCAACCACCACCTTGTATTGGATCAAAACGAAATCCTAAACCCTTTTGTTCTCTCTCTAAAATATCATCTTTTATAAGTTCATTATCAATATCATTAACTGTAAAAGTGTAAGTAGTTGTTGGCCACATGTCCTTACTTTTTACATTCTCAAGTATTTTCATCCTCAATATTATCCTTCAACATTTTCTGTAATTCTTTAGTTGAACCTACGAATAATGCGTTTGTAACATTTTTAGGTGCATTGCTTGGCACCTCTTTTAACTTACGCATCTTTTCCTGTAGATCACCTAACTTCTCTGCCACTTCAGCAACACTCTTTATCAACTGTCCCGCAACCTCATAAGTTCTTGGATGTTCGCTTTCCTTTGCAAGTTCAAGTATTCCATCAATTGCAACAGAACCTTTCTCTACCAAATTATAAAAACTATCTCTTTGATATTTGTAATCATCCTCTATATCATCTCCACTAACTTCTACTATGTTAGGTAAGATTTCGGGTATAGAAGTTGGAACTATTTTTTCTATAATACCCAATTCTTTATCAAGTCTTAATGCAGAATCTTTTGATGTCATGATTCAGTATCGTCTTCACCTGTTTCTGGATTAAAGCCTTTTGCATCTTGGAAGAATGATGTAGTTTCATTAAATCCAAAATCATCATCAGCTTCAGCAGTTCCAGGCGTAGGTGTAACAGTATATCTCTGTTCGCGTTTCGGAGACTGATCTGGTAAATCTGTAAATTGATCGACTTGAACAGTCCTAATAACCTTCTCAGAAGTAATAGGACCATAAAGATAAAACTTTGCAGTAAATGAAAGCGTATATACCAGAGCTCTACGACTAGTGAAATCTCCATCATAACTATCTTCATAAGAAATACTATTTAAGATTATAGGAACATCTTTTTTAATTCCCATATCTGACATATCATTAATGGTAAGAGTATAGTCGGGCTGAAAGTAAGGAAGAATCTGTTCTACAATTTGCAGTGCATCATCAGATTGTTTTGCCATAATATACAACTCAATTTCAAGATTGTATGGTACTGGCATATACTGTGTATCTAATTGTTTAGTATTTGAACCCTTAACTTTTTTAAACTTTTGTACACGACTCAATTTTCTTTGAGGGTCATAAGAAAGATTTTTAATCTCAAATCCAATGCGAGGCAGAGTAATAGCAACTTGTTTTGTCAAGTCAGCGTCTTCACGCAAACGTACAAGAAACTTCTCTCTTGGGCCATATGCAAGAGGAACCTTCATGTGTTGAATCGCAGTTCCAGAATTATCTTTACGAACAAGAGCAATATCATTAAACATTGTTCCAAAAGAAACAATAACCTTACGGATTGTTTCATGGTAAAATTGTGTGCCTAACATTACGAGCTACTCCCTGCATCCCCAAATGGATTTAATTCACTAAAGTCTAGAACTGTTCTACTTTGAACTTCAAAAAGTTCGTTCTGTGATGTCTTGTCTTGATCAAAGTCTCCTACTATATAGTCCTCTTGTATGAGATATTCTGCGTCACCACTATCAGCAGCCCGTTCTAGAATAATACTTTCACCAACAGAAGTGCTATCACTCTCACCTAGTATGTTATCTCCATCTGTCTCTTCAAGTAATAATCCAGTATCCAAATCATCAGTACCAATTTCCAATCTAATATCTTCCGTAACCGCTGAAGATTGTTCCAAAGTAAACTGATAGATAAGAGCATCTTGAGATTGTTCAGTTTCAATATCATCAATACCCGAAATACCAGTATCAAGAATTTCAGAACTATAATCGTACAGACGGCATCTCATCTTATAAACAGGGTTATTATCTAATTGATAAAATGGTTCATCGTGATCCACAAAGTTTATCTGAAACATTTTATCAAGAATTGGATGATAAATTGCATCACCTTCTTGTGGTCTATCAGAATCCGCTGCAGCAGTATCTTGCAAAATATAAAAAACATCATCGCCGCTTGCGGTTGTCAAAGTAGATGAAGAAGATGATTGGTCTATGGTTCCTGCTTCCAATTGTATTGAACCACCAGAGCTAGTATCTGTTGCATCCTCAATTTGCATTTGACGATCTAGTTCTTGAAAACGAGACTTGTTTACAACAAAGGTTGCTTCACTTAAATTTTGCAAACCAAACTGATTCATCAATTCTTTTTCACCCGCAAACCCGCCATCACCATCTTCCATATACATTTCTATGGGATGTTGTGTTCTAAATTTGGAAAGAGTATCTTCACCCAAGATTGTGTCTTCAGCAACAAGAGTACGATCCATGTAATAAACATCATGGCCATAAATCTGTATAGCTTCTTTTATAAGATCACTATATAAATTTCTCTCCGTTGCTATAGAAGTAAAATTGCTTGTATGAAATGCTGTATTGACTGCCATTCAATTACCCAATCATATAATTTATTGGTAACTCAAAGGCAAGTTGGATTTGTTCCTCAAGTTTGTTTTGTTCTTCTAATGCTTGCGTGTATAGAGTTTCACCATTCATTGTGACTCCACCAAGCATGGTTACACCATTAAACTTACTAAGGTTTGCTCCCCATTGTTTTTTGATAAGAGTGGTTGCATATCGTTTTAGATAAATGTCATCGTAAACATCTGTGTATGTTGTGGGATCAAGTTTACGATAACATTCAATAACAAGATAGTCAACATCTGCTGTTACATCATTTTCCCAATCCATATCAATATAAAGACGATTTTGATGTTGGTTAAAACGAATAGGAGTTTCTCCTACAAGTATGTGTTCTAACATATCAATATTATCCATTGTCATTTGATATTGAAGAACAGATGTTGAAGAGAAATCAAACAGATCATTCAAGCGCAGCTGATACCGAATATCAAACATATTGCTTCCAGCACCAGTATCAGTAAAAGGAAATACTTGTACCACAGATACAACAGCACTTGGAATTGGAATAAAGTTCTTTCCCTCTTTCCAAGTGGCAGTTATTGAACTATCAGCAGTGTCAGTTGCGGT